CAGCACAGTCGCCGGTGCCCACTGTGGTTACTCCATTGTCGGGTCCGAAAAAGATTATAGTGGCCGGGAGTCTACCCGACCACCAACACAGATACGTATCCCACGTCTCCAGTCGTCTCGCAGGTCACGTTGAACCCACCCACGGCAGGCGTGTCCCAGCCCAGGTCTTTGCCAGCCGCTCCTGTGCCTTTGTAGGTGAGGAGCACCTGGTAGTTGGCATCTGCCCAGTCGTCCTCTTCGCCGAGGCTCTGAGCACCATAGCCTACCTCGTTGTTGGGTATGCCGCAAAGGGTGTTCAGGGTGCCGTTCCCTGCCAGGACCCTGGAAGTTCTGCCGGATGCTTCGCTGGTTATCTTCAGCGTCGAGCCATCCAGAGAGGCCACGCAGCCGGTCGTGTCCCCGTTGATCAGGTCTGCGATCTCCTGGGGAGTTACGGCTGTGACATCAGCACAGTCGCCGGTGCCCACTGTGGTTACTCCATTGTCGGGTCCGATGTCCAGCTCGTCGCAGCAATCGTGATCTGCTGCCCGCTCTATCTCGATGGTCGAGTTGGTGCCCAGCATAGCGGACGTGAAGATCAGCTTGTTCGTGTTGAAGGCCACTGAGATAGCATCGTAGCCGTAGCTCGCACCGAGTGCCCTGACTTTTGTCTGGATCTCAGCCGCAATCTCGGCCCCGGAGTCGCAGCTTCCGCCGACCCAATCAAGCGTTATGGTGTGCCAGGTCTCGTCTCCGTTGGCCCGGATCTTGAGCTTCGTGTCTACCGAAGCAGTCATATCGGTGGCGCAACTGGTCCCGCCCGTGTGGTTGCCTGCAGCACAGTTCAAGGTCGCAGTCTGTTCAGCCCCGCCGTCGATGGTTAGCTTGATGGTGCCGCCGTTGCCTGGTGTAGACATGTCCACTGGCGCGGCTATGCCGGTGATGTAGGCTGAGGTGGCGTCGCCAAATACTACTTTGGTCACAGCCCACCCAGTGAGCTGGATCACGCCGGCCACTACCCGGCCTATGCTGGCCTGGAGGGCTGTGTCTGCTTTGCCGAGAGATGCCTGCACCGCAGCCGTCATGTCCCCTGACGGTATGCCGCCACCAGGTTTGACGTAAGCCGCGTCTGCGTGGCCATCTACCTCGTTGATGGCTTCAACGATTGTGTTCTTTGCAGTGGTGCTGAGGCCAGACAGCGCCCCGATGTTACTCACTATCTCGTTGATGGCCGCCTGGATAGAGGTCTTGACTGTGGTGGCCAGGCTGGCCAGGCTGCCTATCTTGACGTCCGAGGCCATCTTCGCATTTGTAACGGAGCTGTCAGGCGGGGCAGCGGCGGGAGAGAGGGCGTTGATCTCGTCTGCCGTAGCCGTGATCTTGGTCATGACCCCTGCGGTGTTGGGCAGGTAAAGATCCTTGACCTCCAGCATTGTGATCCGGAGCTTGCCCCAGAACCTTTCTCTAAACCCCATCGCCTTTCACCTCCTCTTGTCCCCCATCGTGGTGTTGCGGGGTTTCTGGCCCCTTCAGGACGTGCTTTGTGGGCATTTGTGAAGGCACCGGAAAGATGTTTCCCGCGCCGATAAGCCTCTGCATGGTCCTGTGAGGAATTTTTGCTGCCTCCTGCGGGCCGATGACCGCCCCCCGCTTGTACTTGCGGAGGGCTTTGCCATCGTGCCTCTCGAAGGCTCGCATAACTTTGTAGTCGCTCATGGCTATGCACCCTTAAGCGCAAGCCGTGTAAGCGAACGCGCCCGCCAGCGGGGCCATGACGACAGGACACCAGCACTGGAAGCCCTGGAAGTATTCGGTGTGGCTTCTCAGGTCAGGGACCCTGGCCAGAGCAGTATCGAACCCACCAAGAGGATCGTTGAAGGAGAGGTTCATGGCTGCTATGGTCTGAAGAGGTCCGGGCTGCGTCACATAGCCATACCAGAAGCTCTTTCCGAAGATCCAGTCGAGGCTCACGGTGTTGCCGGGCGCGGCGGTGTTATACATCGCACGGGCAACTATCACCTTATCGATATCAAGCGCCTGAGCAATCATCTGCTCGTTAAGCTTGGTCGGAACCTTATCGGCACCCTGGGGGTTGCGGTACATGCTTATGAGCTGCGAATTTATCCTCATGGTCTCATAGAGCTGTTCACCCATTATGACGGTGTTCGGGTTCTGGCCGCAAGCCTTCTTGATACCCAGCTTCAGATCCTTGAACAGGGCCAGGGGGTCTGAGTCCTCGTCATTGAACCTTCTGAATGTCTCGCCGGTTGTGACCTCGCCAGGAGCCCAGGTCTCGCCACTGTTGACGCCGGTGATGTCGAGGCCCCATACTCCAGACTTGAAGTAGTTGTTTGCGATAGTCAGCTCCTTGTTGAGCTGCAAGACATCCGTGACCATGTTGGTCGTTGCCATCTCGATGTTATACTGGGGATCGGCCACGAAAGGCAGATCAGCGG